ATGGCAGTGATAATTGTAATATTTCATCCTATCACCCTTCCCTATCTTAAGAAAATAATATCATAAAATAGAGAAAAAGTCAAGAAAAAATCTTGGCTTTTTATTTTTCTATCTTAACTGTGTTTTCACGAAAATATTTCATCATCATATTTTCAAAATCATCTTTCTTTTGTTGTTCTGTTTTTTCCGTAGATTGCTCTTTTTCTGCTTTTCTTTTGTTTCTACATTCTTTACATCTTACTGGTTCCGCAAACCCTTTTTCTTCATAAAACTTTTGTTCACCAACAGTAAAGATAAATTCTATACCACAATTTCTGCAAACTATTTTTTTATCTTCCATAAATTATTTATTTTCTCCTTTTTTATTCTCTTTTTCTGCTTCTTTAGCAGCAGCCTCTTGTTCTGCTTGTATTTTAGCTACGGCTTGAGCATATTGAGTTTGTGCATTAACTAAAATCCTTTGCGCTAATTTTTCTAAATCTGAAGCGTGACCATTTAATCCTGCTATAACTTCATCTGCTTCAGCAGGCGTTAATTCAATATTTAATTTAATATCCATCTTTATTCTCCTTTTCTACTTTATAGATAAATTTCTATTTTCAACTAATTCGATACCAGGTATTTCCTCACCTTGTTTTAAAGCATCCCCAAGTTCTTTTTTTGCAAACTCTGGTTCTTTATATCTGAAATATCTTTCTTTATTTTCATCACTGGAGTTTATCCACTCTTTTAATTTTTCCTCATCAAATATATTAGTAGCTTTGCTCTTCTTATATGATAATTTTTTGTCTCCAACCTCTAGTTTATCTTTTCCGTTGGCTTGCATTAAATTATCTATATAATCTTTTAATCTATCTGATTTTCTTTCATAAGATTTTGCTCTTTCAGCTATTTCTTTACTTCTAACTTTTAAAGCATCAGCTTTAGAATTATACATTTGATAAATTCCAGCCAAAGACTCTATTTTATTATCTAATGCTTCTTGTAGAGCATCTAAATCATCAGTGGTGAAAAATACTTCTCCAGTTTCTTCATCAAAAGTAAAACCATTTTCTACTATTTCTGCTATTTGTTGAGATATTCCCCATCCACTTAATTCATTAATATCCATTTAATTAACTCCTTTCTTCCTTTGGTTTAATATAAGTCCCTTTTTCTAAACTATTCCAAAAAACATTTGGATAATGTTTTCTATTAAATTCATAAATTTTACCTTCAAGTTGTCTTATTTTCCAATCATTTCCAGCTTCTTTAGCCTTTTCTAATTCGTCCATATAAGACTTTCTTTTCATTAATCTTTTTTGAACTATATTATTTTCAAACATATCAATTTTCTCCTTTTATTCTATTCAAAGATTCGTTTTCATCAATAAATGTGGCCTTTGTATCCGCTATATGCAATAATAATGATAATTCACTCTTATTAAATATTTCGCTTACATTAGCTATATTATCGTCTGAACTATAACCCATATGATGAACTATAGCCATATATTCTTCATCCGAAATGTTCATATATTTATTAACAAGCCTAGCAGACTTATATCCGTGACCTACAAGAACCCCTTTATTCTCTACGGCATAATATGGAACTTTTATCCATTCTCCATATTCATTTTTAACATTTCTTTCTGATACTGTATAAAAATCAACCTTACATAAATCGTGAAATAATCCAATAACAGCTAAGGTTTCCATAATTTTAGATGTTTGTTCTGTTGTGGCATAATCAAATATTCCTTCGGCTTTACATTCATCATATAATCTATTAAAAACATTCATAGAATGTTGACATAATCCTCCTTCGCACATTAAATGAAAACGTGTACTGGCAGGAGTCGTATAAAAATCTGTTGTTTCTAACCAACTCAATAAATCGTCAAGTCCATCTCTTTTAATCCATTGGTGACACAACTTTTCAAATTTTTCCTTATTTTCTTCTATATTCATTTTATTCCTCATTTTCTATTTTATAGTTTTTCTTCTCATCTCTAAAATTCTTTTAGCTTCTTTGTCGAGATTTTCACATTCATACAATACAAAATCATCATTGGCTTCGTTCATCCAAATTAGCCATTTTTTAGGATGTATCTTTAAATTAGTTTCGTGCTCTATCAGACATTTATATACTGCTAATTGCAAACAATAATGATAATAATTGCAATCAGGTATTTTATTTAAAGGATAAAGCATCTTTGCATTTTTGTATGCTTCTTTTTTTATTTCTTTATTGGTTTTATAATCAAGTATGATAATTGCATCAAGCTTTTTTGAATACGCTAGAAAATCTATCGCTCCGGCTATGTCGTAATCCCTGCTCCCAACAATTTGTTCTAATCCTAAAGGAATCAAATTATCTTTGAATTTATCATAAAATTTATCGCATATTTTTTTTAATTTCGGCCATACTGGTAATATGGCATCATAGCCAAATTCTTTAATAACAGCTTCTTTATCATAATCAACCTTAATTCCTTTTCTCCAAAGTATTTCATTTCTATAATGTGTCCAAGTGCCTTTTACACAAGCAAAATCTCTATCAAAATGCCACATATCCAAAATGTCTTGTTTTGGTATTCCATCTTTTTTTGCTTTAAATGTAGCAACTTTATCTTCATCAAAAGGTTGTTCATATTGTCCTATTAAAGTTGTAACTGAAATACCAACTTGAGTCTCAGTACCATCGTCCTCTAAATAAGTATATATATGAGGTTCTTCATAAAATGTATATCTGTCAAATTTTTTTAGTTCCTTTTTAACTTCTTCTATATTAATCATCTATAGGCGTAGCAAGTAATTCTCTTGGTAACTTATGTTCGTTTAAATCAATATTACCAAAAGATTTTTTCTTCTCCTTATCCCAACCCAAAGGATTTTTATTATCTCTATCCCATTTATATCTATACCATAACTCCTCTGGCGTTCTATAAAACCTATAACTAGGATAATCAAAATAAAGGTCAACTTTTGGAACTAAACCAGTAATACGATTTTTTAATACCTCAACAACGCTTTCATATCTAATACATTCCCTGCCTTTTTTATAAGTTCCATTATCATTCATTTCTCCATCTCTCTCGGCATCAGTATATCTATGAACACTGAATACCATATGAGCTAAATTAACAATATTAGAACTTCCGGCTATATCTTCTTTTGTAACTCTAGTTTCTCCTCCACCTATTTTTCGTGGATGAGCAACTAAAAATACTAATACATTATATTTTTTAGCAAAATTAATTAAATCTTTAATAAAATTCTTCTCTGCTTGTAAACGGCTTTCCTCATCACATTCCAAATCAACCATCATCAAATTGTCAATTAAGAAAACTCTCGTTCCAAACTTACGAGCCATTTCCTCCATTTTATGAAGTAAAGTTGTCGCTGTGGCATCCACACTATCATCATAAATCATAACCCTTCCAGAATACCAATCTTCCATCTTTTTTCTTGAATCTGGGTCAAAATGCCTAACGTGACCACCATCACTAAGAGTAATATGTTCTCTATTAATCATATTGGTCTCGACCCAATTTTTTAAAATTGGTGCTGGTAATTCTCCACTAAAAACAAAGACGTCATAATTTTGTTCTAATGCTTGACAAATGGCTACTTGATTAACGAAAACAGATTTTCCTTCTCCAGATTTACCAGTAATAATATTAACTGTACCAAAAACAAGTTTATAAATTTTATCATCAAGTTCTTTGATTCCAGTATATAATCCTTCAGCGCTTTCAATATCAAATTCTTCTGCCGTTGCTAAATCAAAAACTCCTTCAACTGGTAATTCAATAGGATTATTAATATATTCAAGAACTTTTTCTTTTCCAAAAAAATATAATACTTCATTTGCATCTTTTGGAATCTTGCCATTAAAACGACTTTTTGGATTATCTACTATATCTTTGACTTCAATGTAATAAGTTCTCCAAGTACCTAATCTATTACAGATTTCATTTCTGGCTTTAATTCCGGGTTCATCACCATCTCCCCAAACAATTATTTTTTGAAATTGTTCTAACCAATCCCAACATTGTTCAATCCATTTCATCGAATTACATCCATTTGGAACCGATACAACATTTGTATATCCAGCTTCTATAATAGACATACAATCAGGTTCTCCTTCGGTGATTACTAATGGTTTAGAAGGGTCTATTCTATTCATATTAAATAAAATAGGAGTATTATCTGAACCAGGTTGAAACCAGCATTTGCCTTTAATAATACCTTGTTCTATTTCTTTTTTTATTTTATTTGTAGCAATAGATGGTCTATATTTCACTGATAAAAGAACATCATTTTCGTCATAAAAATGATAAACCGTATTCCCATCTTTATCTTCTTGAATATCTAAATATTCTAATGTTTTTTGACTAATTTTTCTTTCTTCCCAATATTTTTCAACAGTTTTTCTTCCATTGTTTCCATCTTCGTGAACGGGATATTTATAAGCAGGCTTAGAGTGGACTCCTTTCATACTAAAATTATATTCAATATTAGTTTTTTCAAATAGAGTTCTAACCGCCTCTAAATAAGTCATACCTTGGTCTAAGTATAAATCTATAATACCATAATTTTTATTGCAACCAAAGCAATGAAAACTGTTGTTTTTATCATTCCAGATAAATGAAGGATTTACATCTTTATGAAAAGGACATAAACCCTTCTTCATTTTTTCATCCCATTTGGCTACACCAAGATATTCCACTATTTCAGTCATAGCTTGCCCATCATAAATTCTTTTGGCTTCATCTATTTTCTCTTGTGGAATTAACATCTCTCTTAGCCTCCTATCATATATTTTAATTTAATTGCCTATATATTAAAATGGGTCTTCTTCAAAATCAGAATCTTCTGGTTCTGCTTCAGCCACAATAGGCGCTCTATCTATATTTTTAGGAGTCTGAGCTGGTTGCCCTTCTTCTTCGTTGCTACCAGGTAACTCAAATTCATAAACAGTATGCTTAAATCCTTTTGGATAAGCCTTTTTACCGTCTTTGTCAACATAAGGTTCATTTGTAATATCTATATCACAATAAATTCTGTCCTTTTCTTTAATATCATATTTTTTAAGCTGATTAACCGCTTTACCAACAAAGTTAACAAATGAATCACTAAAATCAGTGATATAACCATTATTTGCTATCCCAGCATTTTCTAATGATTTATCATAGTCATTATCTCTAACTTTACGGCTTCTTGATAATGAAACTTTTGCTCTATTATCATTTTCAAATTCTACTGACCAAACAGTATAATAACGCTTTGCCATAATTATTCGTTTCCTCCTACTTTTAAATTCTTTAATCCTTCAAGTAATTCATTAAGTTTAATCACGTCATCTGACTTATTTGGATTAATCGTTCCAATTTTTTCCTCACATAATGATTTAACATCAGGATTTTTACTTCCACCAAGTTCTTTTGCTATAGCAATTATTTCTTCTCTTAGTGGAGTTAAATCTTCGTCGTCCTTCTTCTCTGGTTTTGTAATAGGTGTTACTTTTGGTTTTGGTGTTTCTCCCGAATTTGCCCAATTATATAAAGCAATACCATCTTTTTCTGTTAATACCTCATATCTTCCTTCGAATAAATGAGTATTATCTTTTGTTACTTCAGCAATATGAGTGTCTTGTGCAATATTAAATGTCGCAGTGTAATTATATTCAACACCATCACGTTGCTTATAACCAAGACCAACCTTTTTTGGAGTTTGTTTTCCATTTTTTTCTTCTAATACATATTCATCTTTACCTCTAACGGTTGCTATAATATGAATAGGTGCTTGAAGAACTTTCTCCATAAATTTGTCGTGTCTAGGTGTAATTTTTGCCCAGTTAGTATATGAATTACCAGGCATTTTGTCGTGAACCTCTACGCAATAATTCCATTCGTGAGATATACTATCAATTATTAATACATCATATCCGGCATCAACAGCTGCATCAATAACTTGAATATATTTCTCTGGTTCATATGGGTCTTCCAATTCTGCTACGTCAAATAAAAATTCTTTTGTAGGGTCAATATTATTTTCATCTTCTGGGGCGTAATATTTAATACGTCCATTTTCTGTGTCTATGGCACAAACTTTTCCGTGCATTTTACTTGCCAAACCAGTAGCCAATCTTAATGCTGAAAATGTCTTACCACTTCCACTTGAACCACCAAGAAGTATCTTTGTCCAGATTTTTTCTCTCTTGGCTGTTTGGAAAATTCCATTCATAATTATTTGTTTCCTCCTTCTATACATAAAATATCGTTGGCTCATCTATGCCGTGTCCGAGCCTACTATAAGAGTAGCACTAAATATCATAATTGTCAATAACTTTTTTTAAAACTTTTATGAATTTTCTTGCCTCTCTCATTGTATTATTACTTCCAACTGAAACGCGCACCGTCTTCAAAGCCTGTTCTTCTGAATAACCACTTGCTAAGTAGGCTTCTGATGGTTTTTCCTCACCGGAGTTACACGCACTTCCCGCTGAAATGTTAATACCATATCTATCAAAAATTTGTACGGCCGTCGTAGCCAACAAATGATTGAACGTAATATTAATAACATTTGTATTATGATTTATACCAACTGGCATCTTACAAGTCACAATTTCATATCCGCCACTATCAAAGAATACAGGCGCTTCCCAGCCAGTATAAATTTCATCTATAATATAATTAACTATTTTTTTAACTTTTTCGTTATTCTTCTCCATATTTTTAGTTGCTTCTTCTATTGCCTCTCCAAAAGCTACAATAGCCGGAATATTTAATGTCCCTCCACGAAGTCCATTCTCTTGACTTCCATAAATCATTATTCTAAATTTTGATTTCCACTTTCTACTAATATATAAAATTCCAGCTCCTTGTATTCCGCCGAATTTTTGCCCAGAAGCTGACGCAAACATTACATTTTTTAAACAATGTAAATCAATCTTAATCTTACCAATGGCCTGCGTTAAATCAACAAAATAATCTTTATTTTGATTAGAAGTAATTTCATTAATTAAGCATTCACCAGTTTCACTAGCCACCAAAGGAATAGCTCTTAATTGTCTAGGCAAATATAAGTCTGTCATACGCTGTAATGAATGATGAGACCTGCCGTCTACATCTAAAAGATAATTTGCTTGAACCCAACTATTTGATTCTGATGCTCCGCTCGTAAATATAATTTCATCAGTATCACATCCAAGTGCCTTAGCCACTTTTTCACGTGCTTTTTCGACCATTTCAGCAGCCTCACGGCCTTCTTTATATGCCGCGCTAGGGTTTGCATATCCCTGACGATAAAGTTGCTCTACGGTCTTTAAAACGTGTCTAGTGGGGTACTCTAATGCGTTCACATCGAAGTTAATATTTTTCTTTTTACTCATTATATCTTCTCCTTGTTTTCTTTTACTTAACCACATAAAAAGGGCACAATAATAGTGTCCTTGTATAACTATACTTAATGAAGTGGTTATCGACGACATTCGCCGCTTGCTGTGTGCAAGATTACTATGATGACTGAATTATAACACAAAAGCGTACGTTTGTCAAGGTCGTTTTCTGCCACTTTTCAGGCGGCAAAAAAAAGGGAATATGAATGTAAACTTATTCATATAACCCCTTTCTATTGCACGATTTTCGCCACATTTTATCGTTTTTTAGTATTTTCTGGTGAAAATCCGTTATCTTTGGATGCGGCCACCAGGCCGTGTCCTATATATAAAAGCCAAACCCCCGTTTATGCCTTAATACTTTTTGGACTTATCCAGCCCTTGTCAATTAAATAATTTCCGTTTTCAATTTCTAATATCTTAGTTGCATAATCTTTTACAGATTCCATTGGACACTCTAAAAGTGAGTTACCAAAGCATCTGCCACTAACAACAACCTTAGAACCTTTCTTAATTGTCTTAGGCTTAACTTCTATTGCCTCAATCTTCTCAAGGTTCTCTTGATGTTTTTCTTCAATAACTTCTTCTGTTTCTTTTAATGCTTCCTTAACTTCAACACTTTCTACTTTAGTAGGTGCTTTCTTTCTTTTTCCAAATGCCATCTTGCAGGCCTCCTTTCATTCTTTTGCCACTAAAAAAAACACCAGGTTTTGTGCAAGCCGTTAGGCTCTGCGCTATTTGCTAGTGTCTTTTCGTTTTAATTCCTCTAAAGCTTCACGGACGAACTTATTGAATTGCTGTACGCCACATATATTTATTTAGGCGGCAATCCCATAAGCGAACAATCTCGCTAGCAATTAAACTAGAATCAGTTTCTTGTATATCGTCTAATTCTTCTTTGCTGATAGCAGGGCAATCGTCATCTCTCATAACACTAGCCCATAAACAATCCATTACAAATGATGTATCAATGCCTTCTAACTTTTTACAGATAGCTTGTTCCATTTCACCATATGCGCTATAAATTGCATCTTGTTCCTCCGCAGATGAAAAATATATTGCATTTTCATCTTCTTCATATTCTTTTGATATTTTATCAATTTTTTGTATAGTCTCTAAGATGATTTTGTTTAGATTGTTCAATTCCTTTTCTTCTAAATACATAATTTTCTCCTCTCTTACAAACATTTAATTTCAGCTGAGTTTTGTTTGTGTACATAGAGTATAGCACACTAGGTATATAGTGTCAATAGAAAATTAAAAAAATTGAAAATAATTTATTTTTCAATCTTTCCTTTTTCAAAAAATATATCTTTATGTTTATCTAAAATATTAGCAGCCATACGCACAAATTGTGCTTTATTAATTTTATTTTTATCTAGTAAATAATTAATATTATCAACTTCTTCAGGCTTTAAAGCTGCTTTAAATTGCTTCCTAAACTTTTTTTGATATTCTAAATCATATTTTACTTTATCAAACGCCATAATAAACTCCCTCTTTCAGAGTTTAATTATAACATTAACTGTGTACACTGTCAAGTTTTTGCCACATATTTAGTTTAAAGGCCACCAAGAAAAAGCTCATAGTGAGGTGCCATCAAAAGGCAACCGAACGTATATGAGCGTCTAAGAAGAAAGACGTAACGTAAGCGTATCGTTCACGTAACGTGCACGTAACTCTTATTCCTTATTCCTTATTCCTTATTATTTATTACATATTTCTTATTTATTATTCTTTATTGCTATTACATATTTCTTCTTACTTATTCTATATTCTTTATTTCTTCTTTCTTATTAGCTATTTCTTATTAACGATAATCAAACGGAATATCTTCTTCTTCATCCTCTTTGGTGCCATCTAACAGGCCAACATCAATAAGGAAATTTCTAACCATAGTCATCACTGTTTCAAAAGCAGGGCGGTCATCTACAATATTCAAAGAATAATCATAGACGGCCTTTAACAAACTAAAGTCTTTAACTTTCTTACCTAGGTGCTCGAAGCAATCGGTTAGTGGCTTTCCACCTTTAAGAATGCCATACGAATAGTAGTCTAAAATTGCCACTTCTCTAGTTGTCTCAGAATATTTAATCACATTGAATCTTTCCTCTAAATCAGCAAATGCCTGATTAAACTCATCTCTCTCCATACCAAGTTCTTTCATCATCATTGACTTAGAAAGCCGATAAACGGCGTGTTGTTGAAAGTGCTCATTAGTGATTAAATAAACATAGAGTAACTTATCATCTAGCGAATATTCTTCATTAACTACCGGGTCAATCCAGTAAGCAGTGGGGACGGGTCTACTAATCGCTGTAGCCATAACATACCTCCTCTCATAATAAGATTCGGTCTTGCAAAACCTTTTTGTGACGTCGTATACATAATAACATCGATTTTTTATTATATACACATTCAGCCATATTTTCGTCGACGAGGACATTATAGCACGCGTTTTCCCAAATTGTCGCTGAATTTAAAAAAAAGTTGCAATTTTCTTGCAATTTCTTTATCTTTGTTTACACACGCAGCGGTCTTCAATGACGCTCCAGCTACATTTATAATATGTATTAGAACGATTTCTGCATTCTTTACTTGCTTCTTCACTCCAGTTGCCAGTGTTTTTCTTAGAAGAACCGGAACCATTACTAGCAATTAAGAAGAGTGCAAAGCCTACCGTAAATAATATGATTACCGCAATAACTTTAACAACCGTACTATCTGGGTCTAACTGAAATTTTTGATTAGTATTTCTCATTTTTTGTTTACCCCTTTCATAACACGGTCAACTGATATTTTAGAGGCATCATTATATTTTAATTCGCTCCAATTTTCTTTAATATATTTTGCAATTAATTCAGACCAAGAATCATCATCGTCGTCACTGGCACCCTGATACACTATACCATCTTCATCATTAACGCCACATCTTATTACGTGTCTGTTATTTCCACCAAAACCGTTTTGACCAGATACATCTGCATAGATGAAATTCATTCCTTTAACTTGCTCATTTTCCGCCCATCTAATGTCGTGCACCTGTAATGATTCTGAGTTTTTTAACATCGATTTATACTGCGTTAAACAGCCAACAGCGTCCTTTTCTAGTTGAGTTAATGGCTTATTATTAAGAGCAATAAACACGCCTATAATGACGATTATTATGCCTAATACTGCACCGCAAATTATCATCTTCTTTTTATCAATTTGTTTCTTTTCTTTATAGCCACAATTAGGGCAAACTTTAACAGAATCACTTATTTCTTTTCCACATTCTTTACATTTTACTAACGCCATACTTATTTCTCACTTTCCTCAATCTCTTCAATCACCAATTTGCCATCTACGTTCCTAATAACCAACTTATGTTTCAAATCCATCGTTACTATTTTCACATAATCGTTATCACATAAGGCTACGGTGACTTTCTTATTTTCATCTTCATACACCATAGACATCCAAGTTCAACTCCTCATAGTATCATTATACCACAACTATGGACATTGTGTCCATATATAAAGGCAAAAAAATTGGAGATAATAATATGGACAGGTGGTGCATATTATGAATAGTAATATACACAATGATAACTACTATTTTGACATCATCAGATACAACATCAGAAAATATAGGGAAGCCGCTAATTTAACACAGCAGCAATTAGCTGATAAGGCCGGCTTAACAATGAACTATATTGCTAAGATTGAGAGTAAGAAGATGCAAAGAGGATTTACCATTGTAGTGCTTGGTAGAATTGCAGATGCTTTAGGAATTAGTCCTAAGCTACTATTTGATGAAGTGGATGAATAATCCGCTTTTAATTTGCCTCTACAAATGTATTGCTATACCAACGATTCAGCCGGTTCATCCTTCGTTTAATTTCCGTTACCTTGTCCTTGTCTGTTATTTTAAGGATTCCAGGATATTCTAATTTGATTTGAGTTTGAACGGCAGGAGGCATTAACGCATATCTTTTCTTCAATAAATAGTTGCGGTTGTATCTTCTGTATTCTTCAGTTTTACGATTTCTTGGTTTTCCATTTTCAATACCAACATAATGATTAACATCTTTATGTTTAGTGGCGTCCTTAATCATATCACTAACATCATCTATTGTATTAGTAACTTTACCACGATAATCTTTATAACCAGTACCGCCTTTAATCATACCTAGTGCTTGCCAGTCATCTGGATAGTTAGGATGAGTGTAGTGGCGCTCTTTAATTGTTTTATATTCTTCTCTAAGGATTCCAAAAACAGGTTCTTCACATAGTAGAATGTCACTAGCACTAATATCACTTAATTCAGTATCGTCAAAGCATTTTGGTAAAATCATACGATACTTTTTAAGGTCATAAGTTTTGTTAGCAAAGCGTCCCATCTTTCTAATATCAATCACTAGGGGGAAGAATACACCCTGACTAAGCATAGCGTCGATTGCGTCTTTCCAATCACGATAGTTATATCTAAAATCACTTTCTGCTAAGTAGAGGTGAGCCCACTTAGTTGAATAGAAGGCGTGAGTGCCGTAATATGTTTTCTTAACAATACCCCAATATTGCTCAATACCATTAGTGGTATATCCTTCTTCATTTACATATTTTCTGTCGGCGTGATTAACTCGTTTATGTTTATATTGACTATCTTTTTTATCAAATATTCTGTAACTTTTCCACTCATCAGACACGATGGTGGCTCCCGTCTTGCAGGTCTGTTCAACAAATGTCTTAATCTGTTCACCAGTTAATTTTTGACCCTTATCATTTGCAATAGCAGGATAAGAGTAAACTCTGTTATTTTCTTGTTCATAGATTCCAAAGACCGGATATGTATCTTGTCCAACCCCCAAAGACTTCTTACAAGTCCGGCCGTGATTAGAACCTCCCAAATAGACTTCGTCCATTTGAACTACTCCAGAGAAGGGCTCTAAATCAAAATTGTTCATTGCAACTTGAGCCCGTCTACGGAGCTTATAAATTGTTTCCGTTTCAATGTGTGTCTCCCGTGCTAATTGCCGGGTAGAGACGCTCTTTCTTGATACGAAAAGTGAGTAAAGGATGTAAAGCCAATTTTTAAAATTAGCCTGCATTCCTTCAAACATAGTACCGTTAAAAATAGCTATTGCTTGCTTACAGTGCCCACACTGATAGAGCCTACCGGTACCATAACTGTAGATAACATCGCTACATCCACAATGTGGACAAACAATTTTATCCCACGGTTGGATATGCTTAGTAATAAACTTTGCAGCATCCTTTTCAGTCCTAAATTGTCCTAGGAACTCTTGCACACTAGGTGCTCCCATCAATACTTTTTGATGATTTGCCATATTATACCAACCCCTTTTTAGTAACACGGAATGGCATTTGCCCGTGTTTCGAGTTGGTATTATATCACACTGTGTACACAGTGTCAAGAGTTTTCTAAAAAAATTTTAAAAAAGTTGTTTTTTTGGCTTAAATAAAGGGTTTTAAGCGGTACGTCTCCACATATAAACTGTTATATATGGCTGCATATTGTTGTGGGCTTGACCGCCACCAGTAGCTAAAGCTCCGGTATTATTTGTATAAACATCTTTACGTACTCCATAATTATATCCTTCTATTACACTTGGCAAATTCCAATAGTCTACTCCAGCAGAATGACCTACATTGCTATTACCAAATAGGTTGTGTGTATGACTAGGCATTTCCAAAGTAGTTAAGGTATGAAAGTATTCTCCGCCTTGCTTTAATACAGTAGTTAAATCTGGGTCTCCAGCAACAGTATCTACACCAACAAGGGTTCGGCCTTTTGCAAACTGAACCCAGGTTCCACCAAAGTATTTAGAAGGGTTAGTGGAATTTACGCTTATATAAATTGACCCTATAGGCCAAACAAAATCTGCATTTATAATCATAGCTTACGCTATCTTGAGTTTTCAACTCTCTAAAATACTAAACTATTTTTGTAACAGACATCCAAGAAGCGGCACCAAAACCAGCATTCATATCAAAATAACTTTGATTATATGGGCTAACCATTAAATAGATATATAAATCTTTTGTTGTGTCTGGTATACGTATTGTTATCGATGGCATTGGTAATTTCCAGTAACCATTTCCTTGTGGTTGAGTTAATATACCAGGAGCTTGCCAGGAATATCCTGCTGCATTCCAATTAAATTCGGCGCCATTTCCATATTCTATTCTAAAATATGCGTTACAATAACCACTTCCACATAAAATACCTTTAATTTCAATTACTTGTGCAGTTCCAGCAGGTACTAAAAGATAACCATTACTTGTAGAACAATAAAAACCCCCAATAGTGACATTATAATCCCAATCGGTTATTTTTTGCTCTGTTTCAAGTCTTTTTGTCGTAAAACTTGTTTTCATCTGTGCATAAGAAAAGGTAGGATTGATTGTGTCTTTTAACTTAGTATTTGTTTCACTTATTATTAAATCGCCATTTATTTTCATAAAAACGGTATTTTATCTTCTTTAGGACGGGCAGAAGCCCATCCATAATAAATAGGTTGCGTCTATTTATAACCAATTATTTTGCCTATTCCGTGAATAGTATTACCTAAACCCCAACTACCATTGGTTAAACGATAACCCCATTCATAATTTTTTACTATTTTATTACCATTAATAGTATATCTTCCGGTACAAAGCCATAAAGTATCGCCATTATCATCACCAACGCCACACGAAAACAAATTAATTGTTTTACCATTTGGGCTGAATACTCTATCATATAACCACATACTATTATACCTGGTATTTTGATAAAATATTTCAAGATACTGATAATTTGCAGCAGAATCACTTAATGTATAAGAATCTGCGGCTGCAACAGAAGATGTGTTAAATAAAACATATGGTTTTAAATGCGATAAATCATTAGAAACATCTTTTAATGAAGTATCTGTATTTCCAATTAATAAATCTTCATTTATTTTCATAATATACGTCTAAACGCAACTCTTTAACTCTTTAATTAACCATTATTCCAAGCATTCTTATAACCAACAATTCTTAATGGCACCATCATATCATTTTGGGAAGTGTTTAGATAATTGCTTCCTTCAATGCCATATGCACATCCATCACTAAAATCAATTTGCCCATTACTATGAACATAAATACTTCTACCACAAGATACATCTCTTTGAGCTACCACACCATAATATGTAGCAGAACTTCTTATTTGCATACCTGGGAAAGGAATTTCTACAATTATACATTCAGCCCCAGTAGCATTTATTTTATAAATTATTTTAAACCAAACGCATCCTTGTAGGTTAATATTAATAGATTGACCAGAGAAAGATGTCTCAGGGTTTGGATTATTCCACAAAACATAACCTGTTTTGCATAAATCCCATTCATAAGCTCTATTTGAAATAGTTCTTAAAGTATTGGTTTGATTATAAGAATTTGTTACTGTTAAGTCTTCATTTATTTTCATAAATTCGGCTTTGTGTCATTTAAGGTGTTATTATTTCCATTTACCTATTGCAATAATATATGTTCTAACTGTTGTTGTGGCAGAAGTAGCTCTCCCAACATATAATTCATCTATTTTTTCAGAAGTAATTGTTGGCGCAGAATAAGGTAATTTAAAGGCACCTAAACTTGTTGTTGGCAATATATCATATATTACAAATGGAGTTTCTATAAAATATGCTGGGAATCGATAATAATCGTTTATCTTTCCATAATATAAATTACCCCATTGAGTTGTTACAGAAACTTCAATGGGATTTGTTATTCTCCAACATATCATTATTCCATTATCATATTTGATATAGCTACCATACTGATTACTACCAGTTGCTACAACATAAGTAGACATAGGTAAAACATCAGGATTAATTTTAAAAGCCATTAATAACACCTCTTTTCATCAAAAGATGACTGACACATAGGACGCGAGCTTCGCTCGTATCCCCGCATCCGTTATAGGATGCTAAACGCCAGTCACCTCCTTTAAAGAGTAATTTAGAGTTGCGGCCTTGTTTAAGACGTCTGACGACGTCTCTAAGCCTGTAGGCTTTAGACTGCAACCTCCCTTCTTGATATATA